GGGGAGGAGTTTGGCGAAGCGAACAAGGAATTGACCAAAGCCAAGGAAGGCTGGCTCGACCGCGCCGAGGAGGAGATGGCTGATCTGGTCGTGGTCACGCTCCGCATGATGCTTCGCGAGTACGAGCACGGGGAGGACGCATGAACGAAAATTCCTGTACTTTCTGGCTGATTGTCGTTGCCATTGTGGCTTTCGTGGCGTGCAGATGCGTCTCGTACTGGTGCGACTGCCAAATTCAGAAGAAGCGGGAAGAGACGCAGGCCGCATACTGGAAGTCGCAGGCTGAGACCTTCCAGAAGTATTGCGAACTTCTGGAGAAGCAGCGCGAAGTCCAGCAGGAAATCATCAAGATGCTACAACGGTAGGAGAACGCATGAGGAAGCCGAAAATCCAATGCCCCGCCGAGCGCTGGGAGCACGATGCCCGCCAGTGGCAGGCCGCGGCAAAGAGGCTGGCGAAGCTCTGTGCCGACCTCGTGGGGTGCTGCTGGGATGAGGAGCGCACCTGCCCCGAAGGGCTATCCTGCTCCGCTTGCTGGCTGAATCGAGCCGTGCGCGAGACGGCGGGGAAGGATGTCAGCAATGGCTAGCCCAGACCGTATCGAGCAGGCCAAGCTGGATTTTTCCGACCTGTACGGTCAGGTGGTCTGGCTTGCAGACAGGCTCTCCGAGGCAAGAATCCTGGTCAACCACGCCCAGTGCTGCAGGTGTTCCAGATACAGCTTCGAGGAGTGTCGCAAGTGCTGGTGCGAGGCTGCCGCGAAAGCGATTAGAGAAGGGAGGCATAGCAAATGACGGAAGAACAGAAGTGGGCGCGAAAGTGTGTCCGCGGAGGTTTCAGCGTGCTGGCGGCCATCGTCGGCGCGTTCATCGGGCTGGCGCTAGTCCGCTGGCTGGGGTGGTGGTGATGACGATCCAGATCCCCTCGTGGCTCCTGTGGACGTTCGCCCTCCCCGTGGGCGTTCTGGCTTTCTGGTTCACCCTGCTCTGCCTGTGCCTGTTTTGGGCGCACATGAGGCGGCCGAGGTGACGCTCCACCCCTGCCCCTACTGCTCTTCCCCCGTGGAGGTCATCGACATGGGCGGGGGGCACGTCTGCATCGGGTGCGAGACGTGCGGAATGGGAGGCCCTGTGGCCCGAAACCGCGACGTGGAGCTTGCTAGGCGGGGCTGGGAAATCCTGTGCGCCCGTATGTGCTCCCACTGCAGGAAGAACCTCATCAAGCACTTCACGGGGCGCATCCGCGAGCTCAAGGCCGAGATCGTCCTGCTGAAACGCGAAGCCCCTCCAGCGTAGGGACTCTGGAGGGGCCAGCGCGGAGTAAGGATGAGCGTCCTTAAGGAGACCAGTATGCCAATCTCTCTGTCTTCAGGCGGCGCACCAATCATGCCCGAAACGCCCTGTTTTGACAATACCATGCCCGCGGGGCATATTTGCGGGAAGCCGGAGAAAAACTGCATAGAGACAAGAGGACAGGCTATGACCAACTTCGAAAAGTGCCAAGAGTTTGTGCTGAAGTGGGAAGGAGGGCTGAGCGACGATGCAGCCGATAAAGGAGGCCTGACCAAGTACGGCGTCAGCATGGCCTACCTGCAGGATCTGGCGAAGTCGCGCCCTTCGGTGCTCCGCGACATCCTCGGCACCGCGACCGTTACCCGCCAGACCGTGAAGAGCCTCACGAAGGATCAGGCGTGGCGCTTGTTCAAATACTCGTTCTGGGACCCGTTCCAGCTCGATGACCAGCCCCTCGCCGTTGCGCTCTGCGCCTATGACATGAACGTCAATCATGGCGCGTTCAACGCGATGAAGATAGTCCAGCGGGCCGCGAACCTCATGCCCAGCGTGATGCCCAAGCTGTCCGTGGACGGCAGGTTCGGCCCCAAGACCAGATCCGCCATGCGCTGGCTCAACTGCCCCGACGGCATAGGGGCGCTGGCGAACAAGCGGCAGGCTTTCTACGACGCCATCGTGCGGAACAACCCCTCGCAGAAGGTGTTCATCCGCGGCTGGACCAACCGCTGCAACGACATGAAGCGGCAGGCCCTCGCGTGGCTGTACTAGCGGAGGCCGTACCATGACAGACGCCGGAGACATCGGAGACGTTTCAATGTCCGACACCGTTCAAGACTTTGGAAGCATTCTCGGAGGCGTTATCAGCGCCCCATGGCTAAAGGGAGGCCTCGCCTGCATCGCCGTGGCCTGCGAAGCCATGGGGCTCCCCCTCGACCTCGTGTGGGCGCTGGTCGGCTTCTTCGTGGCCGACTTCGTGCTGGGCATCTGGCTGGCCGCAAGGATGCGGACGTTCTCGCTCCGCAAGTTTGCGAGGGGCTTCGCCAAGATCCCTGTCTACACGCTGGTATTGTCGATAGCGTGGCTCTGCCAGTACATCGGCCAGCACGTCCTCGGGCAGACCGTCCCCGTCCCGCTCTGGGCCTGCGCCTATCTCGCGATGCACGAGGCCATCTCGATACTAACCAAGTGCGAGGCGCTGGAGCTTCCGGTACCCAGCCTGCTCCGCAAGACCCTACACCGCATCAACCACGCCGCGGAACAGAAGGTCGAGGAGGCGCTGGACATCATCGACAAGCCGGAACCCAACAAGGGCGATGACGGCGCGTTCAGGAAGTTCTAGGAGGAAATCAGGTGGCAGAACTCAAGGTCGAAACGTGGCCGATTGAGCGGTGCGTGGCCTACGCCCGCAACCCCAGGAAGAACGACGAACAGGTGGACAGGATGGCGTCTGCCATCAAGGAGTTCGGCTTCCGCATCCCCATCGTGGCGAAGTCGGACGGTTCGGTTGTAGACGGTCATTTACGTCTGAAGGCCGCGCAGAAGCTGGGGCTGACCGAGGTGCCAGTGGCCCTCGCGGACGAACTGACCGAGGCGCAGGTGAAGGCGTTCCGCATCCTCGCGAACAAGAGCGCCAACTGGGCTGAGTGGGATACCGATCTTTTGCGCGTAGAGTTCGAGGAGCTGAAGGAGCTCGACTTCGACCTGGAGCTCACGGGCTTCGAGCTTCCCGAACTGGAGGACATCCTGGGCGAAGGCGCAGACGGCGGGACGGAAGGCCAGACCGACCCCGATGCAGTGCCGGAGGCGCAGGAAGAGCCTGTGTCGAGGCTGGGCGACATCTGGCTCCTGGGCAGGCACCGCCTCATGTGCGGAGACAGTACGGACGCGGGAAGCGTGGCTCTGCTCATGGCGGGGGAGAAGGCCGACATGGTGTTCACCGACCCGCCGTACAACGTGGCGGGCGAGAGCAAGAACTTCGCCGCTGATGCGCCTGTCCCCAAGATCTACAAGAAGCTGAGCGAGGCCGAATGGGACAGGGAATTCGACATTCATCCCGCTCTTGATCGCGTTGAGGATGTGCTGGCGAAGGATGCGACTGTCTACGTCTGCACTAGCCACTTCCTGGCTTCAGACATCTGGGCGTGGATGAAGGTTTGGGCTGAGCACTACTCCTACTGCGTCTGGAGCAAGCCCAACCCCATGCCGAGCCTCGCCATGAGGCACTGGACGTGGAACTCGGAATTGATCTGCTACGCAACGCGAGGCAGGCACGTCTTCAACTTCCCCCAAGGACATCATGCGCCGAGCGTATGGGAGATCCCTGTGGTGCATGGAAAGTCGGGTCATCCAACGGAGAAGCCCGTGGCCGTCCCCGAACATGCCATCCTACACTCCAGCGCCGAAGGCCAGACCGTCCTCGATCTCTTCGGCGGTTCCGGCTCCACCCTCATCGCCTGCGAGAAGACAGGGCGCGTCTGTCGGATGATGGAACTCTCCCCGCGCTATGTGGACGTGATCGTGAGGCGCTGGCAGGAGTTCACGGGGCAGGAGGCAACGCTGGAAGCGGACGGCAGGACGTTCGCACAGGTCAAGGAAGAGCGCGGAGGATAGCCTATGGCGAACGAGCAGAACCTCAAGCCTCAGAACCAGCGAACAAAGAGCGAGCAAAGAAAGATCGCTCAGATGGGTGGCATCGCCTCCGGCGAGAAGCGCCGTCACCAGCGCGACCTCCGCGAGGCCGTGAAGGCCCTGCAGAGCGTCGTGGTTCCCGTCAAGGGCGGCGGAGACGGCCTGACCTATGCCGAGGCCATAGCCCGCGCCGTTGGCGTCAAGGCCGCGCAAGGCGACATCAAGGCCGCCGCGCTGTACTGGGAGTGGATGTACGGCAAGCAGACCAAGGTGGACGTGACGAGCTCCGACGGGAGCATGAGCCCCAATCAGATCAACTTGGGCGACCGCACAACCGAAGAGCTCATGCAGATGTTCAAGGCGCTTGGAAGCGGAAGCGGAGATGAACAGGGAGCTTCTTAGAAAGGCCCTCCGGCTCCAGATTTGCCGCCAGTGCTTCGGCGCTTTTGTCCAGTATGTCCAGCCAGGGTATCTTATGGGCTGGGTGCATGAGTGGATAAGCGCTGAACTCGATAGGTTTCTACAGGAAGTCGTGGAAGGGAAAAGCCCGAGATTGATGCTGACCATGCCTCCCAGGCACGGCAAGACAACTCTTGCGTCAAGGTGTTTTCCCGCCTATGCGCTGGGTAGATACCCAGATATGTCCATAATTGCCACTTCGTATAGTGCAGACTTGGCGTCACGAATCAATAGAGACGTCCAGCGCATCATGGATGACGCTTTGTATGCAGACTTGTTCCCAGAGTCGAGCCTTTCTAAGCCCCAAAGGTCAACTGTCTACGGAAACTTCTTGCGTAATTCCGATTTGTTTGAGATAGTTGGTCACAAGGGGACTTATCGCTCAACAGGCGTCGGCGGTGGCATTACAGGCCAAGGCGCTGAGATACTAGTTATAGATGACGTAATCAAAGACCACGCTTCCGCTGATTCCCCTACTATACGTCAATCTCTATGGGACTGGTATACTTCGACGCTGTATACAAGGCTTGCACCTGGAGGGGGAATCATATTGATCAACACGAGGTGGCACCCAATCAAGGATGATACGCCAGTTCTTACGGCTGAAGGCTGGAAGCTCCACGGGGATCTGGAAGCGGGCGACAAGGTGTTTGGTCTGGACGGCAGGCTTGCGAACGTAGTCGCTGTCGGGGAGCCTGTCTGGTGCTCCATGAAGGCTGTCACGAGAACGGAGTCGGTCGTGTGCGGAGAGACGCACCCGTGGCCTGTTAAAAGTCGCGCCGACAACAATGTCGTGGTACGAGAGGCCCGCTCACTTGCGGGGAAGACGCGGTGCATCCCCCGCCACAGTCCGCTGGACTATGGGCAGAAAGGCAATCTCCCCATCGACCCTTACTGGCTGGGCCTGTGGCTTGGAGACGGCGCTAAAGACTCGCCCATTATCAAGTGCTGGCACAAGTACACAAAGCACTGCGAGGGGACCGTCTACGATTTCTATGTGACAAAAGACAGCCATGGCGACCTGTTCTATCACTATGTTCGACAAGGTTTGCGTGGAGCGCTCGTTTCCTTGGGCGTTCTAAGCAACAAGCACATCCCCCGCGTTTATTTGGAAGCGTCTATTGAAGACCGCAAGCGGTTGCTTGCAGGTCTGATAGACACGGATGGCGACTACCGCCCAGAGCATGGCGTTGTCAGGTTCTCTAACAGCAACGCTCGGCTGTATAACGACGTAAAAGAACTGGTTCAGTCTCTCGGCATGGTGTGCAGTCGCGACTGCGTGGTTCAGCCCGCAGGAACGACCCTGCACATCAACGGGAAGACATACAAGCGAAACTTCGACTGCCGCAGGTTTTCTTTTATCTGCAACCTAGATCTACCGTGCCTTGTTGATTGGAAGAAGCCGGAAGTGAAGGCCACACGCGACAGAGGCATCAAGTTCTGCGAGGCAGGCGAGGACGCAGGATGGGGGCGGTGCATCCAGACCGATGCGCCAGACGGCATCTATCTCGTAGGGCGGTCGCTCATGCCGACACACAACTGCGACGATCTCTCCGGCCGTCTTTTGGAATCGCAGGCCAAGGGCGAAGGCGACGAATGGAGGGTCATCAACTTCCCAGCCATAGCAGAGCAGGACGAAGAACACAGGAAAAAGGGCGAGGCCCTGCACCCCGAGCGCTATCCGCTGGAGGCTCTTGAGCGCATCAAAGCGGCCATTGGCACCCGCGATTGGGAAGCCCTCTACCAGCAGCATCCTGTCCCCGATGGTGGGGCTATATTCAAGGACGAATGGCTGCAGAAGACATGGCTGTCGAACAGCCTGCCCGCACGGTTCGACGAGGTAGTCCAGAGCTGGGACATGACGTTTTCCAACGGGGACGCCAGCGACTTCGTGGTCGGCCAGCTCTGGGGCAGGCACGGGGCCGACTACTATCTGCTCGACCAGATGCGCGGGCGCTGGAGCTTCACCGAGTCCTGCGCCATGGTCGAGGCCATGACGGAACGGTGCAGGCAGAAGTTTCCCCGCACGAGCCCCCGCGTCCTCATTGAGGACAAGGCCAACGGCCCCGCCATCATCGACGCCCTGAAGCACAAGGTGTCCGGCATCGTTCCCGTGAAGCCGGACGGGAGCAAGGAAGCCCGCGCCCATGCCGTGACAGCCCTTTTTGAAGCTGGCAACGTCCTGCTTCCAGACAAGAGCCCTGCGCCGTGGATTGACGAGTATAGGCTGGAACTGACCCGCTTCCCCAGCGGGGCGCACGATGATCAGGTAGACGCCACAACGCAGGCCCTGCGCCATCTCTCCGCAGGCCACCGCCTCAACATCGCTCCCCAGCTCCAGCGCCAACTTCAGGGCTTCCGCTTCCGCAGGTAGCACATAGATTTGACATAGTATGCGGAACATGCTACCAACTACACCCAAAGGTAGCAAAAATTATGGGAACCGAGTCCTCCACAGCTTCGCTCCGCATCTCGCCCAGCCTGCGGGATGCGCTCGGCTTTTCCGCGTCCGGGCGCGTCCCGACGCCGGATGAGGTGCGCCGGGTGTTTGGTCCTCCGGCGACTCTCGGCGCACCAAACGAAGAAACGGTGCTGGCCATGGACCACGCCATGGAGGAGCGGGGCGTATACACTCTGCTCCAGCACGGCTTCGAGCTTGGCATGTACGGTGCCTGCTCGAATTTTCTGGGCTACGGGGCTTTGCAGAACATCGCCCAGAACGGCCTCGTCCGCGCCTGCATCGAGACGGTTGCGGATGACATGACCCGCAACTGGATCGAGCTCCAGCAGGAGGGCGAGGAAGACAGCCCCGAATCCGAGGACAAGATCCAGAGGCTGGAGAAGGCCATGAAGCGCATGGGCCTGCAGAAGACCATGCACAAGGCCGCCAGCATGACGGGCTACTTCGGCGGGTGTCTGCTCTACCTCGACACTGGCGCGTCCGGCCCCCAGCTCAAGCTCCCGCTCTCCATTGAGCCGTGGAGCATGGAAGCCAAGGAAGGGTTCCTGCGGGCCGTCCGCGTGGTCGACCCCGTGAACGTCTTTCCCGGCACCTACAACAGCACCGACCCTCTCAAGGAAGACTAC